ATCTTACATGATGCACGGATACCTTTAACTTCAGATATCTTGTTGCCAGCTTCATCTTCTTTAAGTTTAAGTTTCTTCATTGCTACTACAATACTTGAAGCGTAAATAAAACCTTGTCCACCTGATATTTTATCATCTGGATCAAACATGTCTTGTGATGCGTATGTGTGGTTTGTACATACCATGCCTACGTTGTGACTACCAAACATGTTAACTGTATTACGAACCAATGATGTTAGTGCTTTTGGCTTACGACCCATATCACCTTTCATGTCACCTGCTTCGAACTGATTAACATCGGTGGGTGTTAGCATCATACCTAAACTATCAATAACAAATAATACTTTAGGTGCTTCTTCTGCTTCTAGTGTTTTGTAGTCTTTCATAAACTCTGATATTGTTTTAGCAACATCATCAATCATTGCCATATTAAGTTTAAGTAACTTATCTTCAGACGTATCAACACCAAGTGCCTGTAACCACTGTTCATCTAAAGCATTTTCTGTATCAATCAAGATTGGATAGATACCTTGTTCCTGTGCATGTTTAATAATGTTACCTGAACAGATGTAACTCTTACCTGCTCCTGATTCACCAGCAAACACTGTTACTTTGCCTAACGGAATACCTTTGTTAAAGTCACCACTGATTAAGTAATTAAGTGTGTAATTACCTGTTGATATCCAATCAGTTGGGTCATTGAATCCAATACCTAAGCCATCAATGCTTTTGGTAATACTCTTTCTAAATTTTGATAAATCAAATGGTTTTGCCATGTTATTGCCTCTCTAATGAATTATAGAATTCTGTAAATATTTTCCTACTATCTATGCCGCGCCTTTGATCTATTTTTGCTATTTGCTCCAAACATAGATCTATCCTCTTATCGATTGGACTACTAATATATTGTAACACATTTCTTAGTCCAACTTCAAGTAAATATCCTGGTTTTTTATCCAACCACGCAGAAATATCAGTCTTAACTAAGTTTAACATACTTTCTGGTAAATGTCTAGCATTTAGGTGATCTGGACCTAACAAACTTCCTACAACGAAACTATTATTTTGGAATCCTCTACGTTTAAAGAAGTTTATGGTATCAAAAAGACTTCTATAATTCAATAAGTGATGTAACATATTGAATGTTATCTTATGATCTAGTTGCTTAATAACTTCAAGGTTATCTAAAAAGTCTTGCCACACTCCGCCGTAACGTATATATTCGAACTCTTCTTCTATTTCATCTACCGAAACAGTCCAATGTACATTGGGAAACTCACATATCTTTTCAAATACACGAGTACCTGTTTTACTAAGGTTAGTATTTACTCTTAAGTTTACTTGAGGATTCTTTTGTTTAAGTATTTCTAATAGCTCTAAGTTTTCTTTCATCAGCAAGGGCTCGCCACCTGCCATATAAACGTGTTTAAGTTGTTCAGCTCTATCATATACCAACTGTTTAAGCTCTTGTACCCTATGTTCAGGCACTTGGGGCGGTTGAATATTAAGTTCTGTAGCCCATTTACTAGAGTATTCTGGTGAACAATATACGCAAGCATGATTGCACACATTAGACCAACGTATATCTATCTTATGTAAGTCAAAATTGTTAGGATCGTCATACAAGGTGTTGTCTACAGATTTTAATTCTTTAAGATAGAATATTCTGTCGCTGATAACATCAAAGTTTTGTTTATCACCTTCAAGATCATAACAATTATTGCATCCTAGCCCGTCTTGTTTGTTTAACATTCGTTGTTTAGTTTCTGTATTTCCATCTAAGATTTCGTGTATTGAATTATCTTTGAGATTACCTATAGCTCGTTGACTACGTATACAGTTAAGCACGTCACCATTTGAATTATACATAAAGCCTGTCCACGGTATAGGACAAAACTTTTTATTAGTTAGATATTCCTTAGGATCCATTTATATACTCAATCACTTCTGCGGCATATTGATCAACATTTTCGTACTCAGGCTCTTTCTGTCCGGGCTGTGTAGCAATCATACCCGGAGTTATTAATATTAGTTTTGGTTTCTCGTCTCTTAGAATACACTGTTGGTGTGCTAGTTCTAATGCTTTTTTCTGTACGAGATATTGGTCCCACTGTTCTCTAGGTGCTAGTTTACTAGCAGTCATCTTTGTGCTTATGTTAACGATAGTTTTTTGTTGTCCTCTCCATCTAGTCCACACTTCCCAAAACAATTCAGTTTGTGCGAATCCAACCTGTGCGTTATTAATAAACATATCACAGCTCTGTATCATTTCGGCTACCTTAGGTATACTACGTATATTGTATCCGCTACGTCGACTAAGCCCAACTACTTCGTGTCCTAATGCTGTGTACTGCACACTAAGGGCCTCTCCTATACCTGCCGAATGTCCTGTGATTGCTATTTTCATTGATAATAATCCTTATAGCTAATGTTTCTTAATTCATCTTGTTGTTTAATAAACTCTAATAGATGTACGGTATTATTTTCTAATGATGCTATTTGTTCTAGCAACGGTAATACTTCTTGATTCCTGCTCTGTGCTAATTTTTCTTTGGCAACTAAGGTTAACCAGTTTTCATATCTAATGTCTAACATTTCAGGCTGATTTAATAATGCCCAACTGTGATCTATTTTGTGTTCGTTTTTAAAGTCGATGATGTTAGCAAAATCACCCACGTTGAGTGCATTTACTGTGGTCCATAAGTTAAGATTACTTATGCCCATGGCCTTATATTTCATCAAGTTACTATAGAATTTATCCCATTTAATTGGCCAGCGTACATAATCATGTACGTTTTCAATGCCATCAAAACTTACAGTAACAGTAACATGTATTCCTCGTTCTAACAGTGTTTCTAATTCAGGTATAACTAACGCACAGTTTGTGTTTATTCTTATACTACGAACATTCTTAGGAGGATTCTTTAGTATTTGTTTATAGTTTTTGCTAGCACTAGGTTCTCCCCCGTTAACATCTAAATGAACTACTCTATCCAACGGTAACGACCAAAAACCTTTGCTGTTATCTACCATTAGGTACTGTTTGCTTTTTAATCCGCCTATCTTAGTGCTTAATTCTTCATTGCAAAATTGACAAGCTGAGTTACATATATTATCTAATACTCCGCCTACAGTCAAATAATCTTTTTGTTTTTGTAAACGATCAAAATTAATAGCATTTAGTCTAATACTGCTGTTACTTAGTTCTTCTGTTTGTTGGCATCTTACACACTCTTTAGGCCATTGGTCTTTACCCATTAGGTCTTTGGTATCAGACATCCATTCGCTAGACTGCATATCATCATATGAACTAAATGTAGGTTGACCAATCATATGACCACAACAGCTTACTTCACTGTTTGGATGGAATCTAACAAAGTGATCAAGTCTTGGGCAATACATCACTTTCACCTAGTATAGTATTACATTTTCCAACAGTGTCGAAATATGCTTGCGGTTCTGATATCATTAAATGTTGCATTATTCTTCTTTTATCCCAAGTGCCTTTGTCAATTAATTCTAATAGTTTATTGTCTAATCTCAGGTACATTTCATTATACTTATTAGTTGTTAGGTTATCAATATCTTTTGTTGTTAGTACTGTATTTTCTTGCGGATTAATCGTTAGCGGAGTATACTCGTGTATATCAGACATTCCGCGGAATCTTATTTTTGTTTCATCAATATATCTAAATAAATTTAGCAACCACGAAAGTTGTGTACTATAATGTCTATTTAAAAATAGATACTTATTGACAAAATACATAATTGTTGTTTGATCTAATTCTGGATTTTCTTGTAACAGATTTACTACATATGTGTTAACCCCCGATATCAATCTTGATTGGGGATCTCTAAGTATAACATCTACTACATCAATACGTTTTAGTTGCTCGTTAAATAATATTCGATATTGTTTTTGTTTACTGTATTCTATAATGCTACTGCTAGCATTTTTGAAAATAGGATAGATGTAACGCTGTGAGGGTTCTATTTCTATTACCTCACAGCGATTAGGATAGATTACATCATCTAACCGTGATAACATCTACGTGTCAGTTCTTACGAACTTTTCTGACGGTTGCGGATCATTGATAAAATGTCCTCAGCTCTCTGCCCACCACTTGCTGGTTCAGCAGGTGTTTCAACTGGTGCTGTGGGTGCCGCTTCTGCCACTGGCTCTGCTTTTGGAGCTTCTACTGCTGGTGCTGGTGTTGCTTCTGCTGTAGGTGCTGGTGTTGCAGGTTGTGCCGCTGGTGTTGCAGATGCATTTGTAGCCGCTGTTGCAGGTAAGTTAAACTGACCTCTTGGTCTGTAGTAGTTACCCCAACGTTCGGCATCATATGCTTGTCCATCCACTGATGCTTCAAACATTTCTTTCATTACTTTTAGTTCAGCCTCGCCTGGCTTCTTAGGAAGAAAGT